TTCTTCTTCAAGTGCCTGTACAAGGGTACGCTCGAACTCATCAGGCACAAGATAGCCGCCCTCGCTGTCTGTACCTACCTGCAGGGCATTGACCACATCAAAGCGGGGGTTCTTGGAACGCATAACATCCCAGAAGGCCTTACGGTATTCATCTGCTGCTCTACCTGTTTTAACTTCAGCCTTTGGGTTTCCAGGTTTTGCGGTGATGGGGTCAGCGGTAGGCTTGTTAAGCTCAGCATCCAGAGCAGCCTGACGCTCCAGACGGTCTATTTCCTTACCCAGAGCAACAACGTCATTCTCCATCTTCTCGTAGGTGGCGACATCCTCTGCAGAGAGCAGACCGTCGCTGCCACGCTTAGTGTCGAGAAAGGCCTTTGCTGCATCCCATGCTTTTGCGCGTTTTTCACGCAGTTCCTGAATCTTATTCATATAGATATCCTCCTCAAAATTAATGGTTAATTAAAGAAAGCCGCTTTTCCAGCGACTCAATTGGAGTACCGGGCTTTTGCTCGGATACTTTAGGTTTTATCTTGTTCAGCAGCGAGTTGGTAACAGCCCTGCGGCTGAACATGAAGCTGTTTGCTATGATTGCATCAGGTGGAGCCTCTGTATCCCTGAACAGGATGCCGTCGGCAAAACCCAACTCTATTGCCTTATTGGCGTTGAGCCAGGTCTCTGCATCCATGAGATGAGATATTTTCGCTCTTGAGAGGTCAGTCTTAATCTCATAGGCGTTTATGATGCTCTCTTTTACCTCAGAGAGCATGGCGATGGCTTTCTGCATTTCCTCACTGTCGCCTATTACCACGGTCAAGGGATTGTGGATCATCATAAGTGAGGTTGGTGACATCAGCACCTCAGTTCCGGCCATCGCTATAACGCTTGCCGCCGAAGCTGCGATCCCATCTATCTTGACTGTTACATTACCCGGGTAGTCCATGAGCATGCAGTATATCTGGCTTGCGGCTACACAGTCGCCACCGGGACTATTCAGCCAGATGGTGATGTCTCCCTCGCCGGCAAACAAGTCTGCCTTGAAGGCGGCGGGCGTAATGTCATCATCAAACCAGCTCTCTTCGGCGATTACTCCATCAAGGTAAAGGGTGCGCTGGCCTGTATCTTCATCCCGCGCCCAATTCCAGAATCTATCCACTTTCTTCTGTGGGAACTTAGGTTTTTTCGCCTGTGCTATTACTTCCATAAAAATTCTCCGATCCTGTTGTTGTGTTCATTCTTGCGTCACTGCTCACGACAGATCTCAGCGTGGCGCTCGGGCTTGCTTTTCTGTTTTTTCATCTGGCTCCCCCTTATTATTAAATGTATCTGCAAACGCTCCGGCATCCTCGAGCTTTGTCATGGCGCCGTTTATGAGGTACAGGTCGCCACCCTGCTCTGCGGGTATTCGATTGAGGTTTTCTAGAATCCTCACATCATTAGGTGACATGAAACCATTCTGAATACCGATTGCATACCCGTTCATACGGCTTTGGTAATCTCCGCGTAGCAGCCCATCGACGTTAAACTTAATGTAATGGTCCTTTTTCTCGCTTTCTGAGATCAGCACACGGTACATAGACTGCTCCCAGCGGACCACCCACGGATCAAGTGTGTATTTCACAAACTCCAGCGATTGCTGCTCTATATTAGAAAAGCTCGACTTCTCAAGGTCGCCCACCATGTGTGGCGGGACTCTGAAAATTCGAGCTATCTCGTTAATTTGGAACTTACGGGTTTCGAGGAACTGTGCCTGCTCGGGCGAGATGCCAATGGGCTGGTACTTCATACCCTCTTCAAGAACGGCCACGCGATGTGCATTGCTACTACCCTGATAGGCAGAGTTCCATGATTCTTTCACCTTCTGTGGGTCCTTTATTGTACCCGGGTGCTCCAGCACGCCACCGGGAGCTGCACCATTGGCAAAGAACTTGGCACCGTACTCCTCTGTGGCTATAGCAAGGCCGATAGCGTTCTTCGCCATAGCTATTGGGCTATAACCCACTAGACCATCAAAACCCAGGCCGGGAATATGTAGTACATCCGTGGGCGTAAGAAGGACCTGACTGTTCTTGCCGAGAGAGGGAGCGTCTTCTGAGCTACGTTGGTATAAATAGTAAAGGCGGCCATTCTTGTCTCGGTCGACAGTCATCTTGTTCGGCATCAGCGGATACAGCCCCACCACCTCACCACGCGCATTACGGATAACCTGAGCATAGGCGTTGCCCCATAAAAGAAGATGACCCATCAGTGTTTCTCTAAACACAAATGAGGTCATCTCAGGGTTCGGCTCGTCATGGAGTAGCCTATATAAAGGGTGAGCGAGGTCTTTTTCCTTGCCACCGCTGTCGTTGTACTTATATACATGAAGCGGCAGGCCGGCGATTGCCTCCGACAGGATACGCACGCAGGAGTACACAGCCGTCATCTGCATAGCTGTGTTCTCGTTAACCGGTTTCCCGGCCGTTGTTCCCCCGAAAAAGAAGCTGTACCGGCTGCCGTTTAAGCTGTTTCGGGGCTTGTCCCGGGAGTGGAAAAGAGAAGTTAATTTGTTCAATTAGCAAACCTCCTTATAAAAACGTATCAGGACCCAGAAAATACGCATTTGCTAAACAAGCACTAGGATGAATAATGTACGAATTCCAAATAAACGGAGCACCCAAAAATCAGGTGCTCCATTTGCAATGTTAAAGGAAATTAGCGGTTACGACAACTGCGCCAGCGCCTGCAACAACCGGCCCAGGCCCAGCCACACCGCCAGCAACGGCAGTAGCTTCTACAACACATAAGGTACACCTCCTTTCATTGGGGTATGTGCCCTATGTGTAAAGCCACTGCAATATACCATATTCAATCAGAGCCTTTATGGTTCCTCAAGTCCATTCTGAATCCTTATAACACCAACAGTCCTCTTTCATCATAGATACTCGCCCCATCGCCACTTCCGCACCGTATTGCCCTATCCAGCGCCATAACGGTGGCGACCGCCCCGTCAATCTTTTCTGTGGACTTTTCTTTGTCCGGCTTGATATTGCCTGCCGGGTCAGTACGAATGAAGATGTTATCCATCATCCAACGGAGGACCGGGTGACCGCCGTGGGCAATTTTCTGTTCCAATGTCAGCTTCATAAGCTCCTTTGTGGGGGGCGACATATCCTTAAAGCCTTGGCCGAACGGGACAACCGTAAAGCCCAAACCTTCCAGATTTTGCACCATCTGTACCGCACCCCAGCGATCGAAGGCGATCTCGCGGATGTTGTATTTGGTGCCGAGCTCCTCAATAAAACTCTCTATAAAACCATAGTGGACCACGTTACCTTCGGTAGTTTTGAGGAAGCCCTGTTTCTCCCACAGGTCATAATTGACGTGATCACGCCTGACACGTAGATCTAGATTGTCCTCAGGAATCCAGAAGAAAGGCATAACGGAATATTTGTCATCGTCATCTTCCGGAGGGAATACCAAAACGAATGCAGTAATGTCTGTGCTACTGGAAAGGTCAAGCCCACCGTAACACACGCGCCCCTCCAGAGCTTTTGGATCAACGGGAAAAGCACAGGCATCCCACTTAGTCATCGGCATCCAACGCACAGTTTGCTTGACCCACTGGTTCAGACGAAGCTGACGGAAGCTGTTTTCCTCAGCAGGGTTCTGCTTTGCCGATTCACAGGCCGCCTTCACCTTGTCGATACCAACTGTAATACCAAGAGAGGGGTTTGCTTTTTTCCACACCTTAGGGTTGGTCCAGTCCTCGTCCTGGGCAGCGCCGTAGATGACCGGATAGAAGGTCGGGTCGTGCTTGCGCCCTTCAAGAATATCTAACGCTTTCTGATGGGTTTCGTAACAGATAGATTGTGTATCTGTACCGGCTGTGGTAATAAGGAAATACAGCGGCTGCATACGGGCGTCACCGGAGCCTTTTGTCATAACGTCAAACAGCTTGCGGTTCGGCTGGGTATGCAGCTCGTCGAAGACCACGCCGTGAATGTTAAAGCCGTGCTTGGAATACGCCTCCGCTGAAAGCACCTGATAGAAGCTGTTTGTAGGTAGGTAAATAATGCGTTTGGAAGAAGCGAGGATCTTCACCCGTTTACTTAATGCTGGGCACATCCGAACCATGTCTGCCGCCACCTCAAAGACTATACTGGCCTGCTGACGATCAGCCGCACAGCCATATACCTCTGCTCGTTGCTCTCCATCACCGCAGGTGAGTAGCAGAGCAACAGCTGCGGCAAGCTCTGAATTATGAGTTGGTACCATAGAAGGCCCCGCTAAATACTGATGAGAAGGAGAGCTCACCTGTATACACCGCATAGGGATTTTCCCTTTTACAGGCTCTATAGAATGGATGTAGTGAAAATTGGAGCGTGTAGGTGAGGCGCTCACATCTTTCCGGCGACAGAGCTTTCTTGCAAGTCCGCTGGTAGGCAAGTCTGTAAATGATGTAAATCTGATGGTATACAGGGTTGCACCGGTTGGCTCACCATAACGGAGTGAAGGGCCTACAGTCATTGCATTTTTTATGCCTAGGCTCCACAGCAGTTCTCTCACATCCAGAGCGAGCTGTTTTTCCGTGCTGACGTAGGTGCTTTGAGCTTTTATCTTACCAATACATCCATCGGAATCCATAAGCCCCTGTAAAAGCTCCCAACGCTGATGCTCCGAGGCCCTCAAATACTCCTTGGGTATATGCTTGTCATGAAACGACTTGACCAGTATGTTTTTTAAATGGGGAATGCGGGCAACTACACTGTCACCAATATTGTGCCATAACGATGAAACCTTATATGGTACCCGCTTGAGGACGCCGGCAACATCACATGTTCGAATCGTAATCTCCGGTCTGGTAGCGCATCCGTTTCCGAGCCAGTAGCCATAAAGATATGGGGTTACCGGTAGTTCGGCGTCCGGCAACTCTAGAGCGTCCGCAACAGGTATTTTGTATATGGAACGAAAGGGCTCATCCTTATGCCTTTCCCGATAAGCAGAAAAGGCCTCATACATCTGCTGTGTTTGAAGCTGCTTTTCCTTTCGCCCATTATTGATAACCTGTACATTCCACAAGTGCCTTGCCCCAGCGATAATGGAACTGCCGTCGCCGAACGTAAGCCTATATGCCTGTTCGGAATCATCAATCTCGCTAAGGGCAAGGATATAGCAGGGCTTTCCATTTTCGTCAAATACACGGTCACCAGGCTTCAGTTCCCCCATCTGCCTCCAGCCCTCCGGTGTTGGAATGGGCGTATCTAGAGCGAGCTGTTTTCCCATTTTCTTCGGAAGTTCAATATATGCCATATTAAACTGGCGATAACCGTTAGGCTTGAGAATCCCAAAAAGGTCCCGTACTATCTGCTCCTGCCAGTCAATTAGCTCAAAGGGTTTGCCTGCCCATGTGCCCTTGGTGTGTTTGAGGGCTTCTATGAAGCTGACGGCAAAATCTGCAGCGTCCTTGTCGTAGACGGAGTCTTTGGCCATAAACTGTGTAGGGGTATATTTTTTCAGTTTTCGCAAGCCTCCGTCCTCCTTCCAAACAGGCATAAAAAATGACCTGCCGCCGGCAAGCCTTCAAAATCTATTAAATCGCTATATTTTATCTGG